GCGGTCAAACCGTTCAGGGTCAATTTTTGCCTGCTTTGATTTCTACGTCTACTAACCTTGCTTATGCGTATGTTGTGGATGATCCTATGGCCCTGTTCAAGGTCGCCGTTGTTTCGTCTGGCACAACCATGAGTTCCGCAGGTCGCGCTGTGGTTGGAACCAACTTGGCTTTGGTATTGAATGCTGGCAGCACCACCACTGGTGATTCCGCATACGCAGTTACCTTGACCGGCGCTGGTACTACCGCGACTATCCCAATCCGTGTTATCGACGTAGTGCCTGAGACTGCTACCGCAGCCGATACCTACACCGAACTATTGGTGAAGATCAACACTCACCAATATAACAACACCACTGGTGTTTAAGGAGTAAATCATGGCTATTTCACGCGCACAACTACTTAAAGAACTGCTCCCCGGACTGAACGCTCTGTTTGGTTTGGAGTACGCTAAATACGGCGAAGAGCACAAAGAAATATACGAAACCGAAACGTCGGAGCGTAGCTTTGAAGAAGAAACGAAACTATCCGGTTTCTCTGCCGCACCTGTCAAAAATGAAGGCTCTGCCATTCAGTACGACAATGCACAGGAAGCATGGACTGCTCGTTACAACCACGAAACCATTGCCCTTGGCTTCTCCATCACTGAAGAAGCTGTGGAAGATAACTTGTATGACTCACTGTCTGCTCGTTATACCAAGGCACTGGCTCGTGGTATGGCTTACACCAAGCAAGTCAAAGCAGCTTACGTGTTGAACAATGCATTTACCACTACTGTCGTTTATGGCGATGGCGTGTCTTTATGCAACACAGCACATCCGCTGATTTCTGGTGGCACTAACAGCAACCGTCCTTCCACTGGCGCTGACCTGAATGAGACTTCGTTGGAAAACGCAGTTATTCAGATCGCTGGCTGGACAGACGAGCGTGGCCTGCTAATCGCAGCTAAGCCCGCTAAGCTGATTGTTCCCCCATCTCTGATGTTCGTTGCTACCCGTCTGTTGGAAACCAGCCTCCGTGTTGGCACTACCGACAACGATATCAACGCACTGAAGAACAATGGTTCGATCCCCGGTGGTTACACTGTTAACCACTTCTTGACCGACACCAATGGATGGTTCTTGACCACTGACGTACCTAACGGTTTGAAGCACTTTGTGCGTACACCGCTGGCTAACTCCATGGATGGAGACTTTGATACCGGCAACGTGCGTTACAAGGCCCGCGAGCGTTACAGCTTCGGCGTGTCTGACCCACTAGGCATCTTTGGATCGCCCGGTTCGTCTTAAGCTAGGGTTACCCCCTGCTAAAAAGGCTCCTTCGGGGGCCTTTTTTATTTGCACAGCCATTTAAAACTGTGATATATTGCAGTTAATCCGGGCTTTCCGGTGCATCAAACAGTCCCGGCTGACGACATACCGATTGATGCACTTCACTTGTATGTTAAGGAATTTATCATGGGATTCGCAACTCACCTTGGCCCTTGGCTGCTTGGCACGGTCAAAAACACCACCGGTACTACCGCTGGAACCATCCGCAATATGGGCGCTACTGTTGTTTCGCAAACTGGAGCAACCACTGTTAACGATACCACTGCTACCACGTTATTTGTTTTGCCCGCTGGCGCAATGATTAATAACTTCATTGTGAACATTACCACTGCTTATGCTGGCTCCACTGGTAACACAATCACTGTCAAAATCGGTTCTACGACCTTGGGTACTGTTGGTGGCGCTACCACTACGCCTTTGTCTGTAGGCCGTGCAACCTTCACCATTACTGACGCAAGCATTGCTACTTATGAGAACGTAGGTTCTACTGACGCCATCGTCACAGTAACTTATGCTTGTGCTGGCACAGCTAGCGGTGGTGCTGCTAGCGTTACTTGTGTGTACACAGTACGCGGATCTGACGGCGTTGCTAACCCAGCTTCTGCTTAATTAATCTCGGGGGCTCCGGCCCCTGCTTTATAGGAGATTGATTATGATGCAAACAGACGTTAAAGCCGTCCATTTGGATGCAAGCGGTATTGGGTATGTAGGTCGTACCAGAGTTCGTGGTTACCAAGTTGCCCCCGGTGGCACTGCTGGTGAAATTCAATTTTGGGATAGCGCAACCACCAATAGCGGTAACAATTCTTTGACTTTGCACGTCACTACCAACACAGCGGTTATTGCAACATTGATACCCGGTGAAGGCGTGTTGTTTCAAAATGGATTTTATGTAGTGTTACCTGCCAGTTCAAGCATTACGGTGTTCTATGGCTAAGAAAACCCCATCCCTTGCAGTAGGTCGTGGCGAGAAGCTACCTGTATCTAAAGGGGCGGGTTTGACTGCCAAAGGCCGTGCCAAGTACAACGCAGCAACAGGGTCTAATCTGAAGGCTCCACAGCCCGAAGGTGGCCCTCGTAAGAAGTCATTCTGTGCCCGTATGTCTGGTATGCCCGGCCCAATGAAAGACGAAAAAGGTAAGCCTACCCGTAAGGCGGCTTCACTAGCAAGATGGAAATGCTGAGGACAATATGAACAACACACATGACGCAAAAACAATGGCTGACGGCGCTGCCGTAGTAATGGGCCTTGGCGGTTTCTTAGGATGGATGACTCCCGTGGTAACACTTATTGGCGGCGTATTGACTATTGTCTGGATGTGTATTCGCATCTGGGAAACTGACACTGTACAGAAGCTGGTGAAAACCGATGCCATCGACCAGTAAGAAGCAACACAATTTCATGGCTGCGATAGCGCACTCGCCATCGTTTGCCAAGAAGGTAGGGGTTCCACAATCCGTGGGGCAAGACTTTAGTAAGGCCGATAAAGGCAAAACTTTTAAACGAGGTGGTGATATGGCTACAAAAGGTGTGAATCCCTTTGCAAAATTTGAAAAGTCCGGTAAGGATGTCGAGAAAAAAGGCGTCAAAGAAGGCTCCAAAAAAGACATGATGATGGACAAAACCCAGATGATGAAGAAGGGTGGCCTAGCTGCTGCCCACAAAGCCGCTGACGGTATTGCCAAAAAAGGCAAGACCCAAGGCATGCAAATTGCAATGAAAAAGGGCGGCATGGCCCGTGGACGTTAAGGAGTAAATCATGGGAACTAAATACGGCCCCGTATACGAAGATGATGCAGCAGATTTAGGTCGCGGCATACCCGAACAAACCGACGAAGAAGCAGCTAATGAAGCGGCAATGAATTCTCCGGCAGCACGCGCTCGTCGCAAAATTTCCGATGCTGAAAATGAAATTCGCGCTAATGCCGCTGCTAAGTTGGAAACTAAAGCTGCGCCTACTATAGCTGCGCCTACCACAGAAATTAGTAAATCGCCAGATTTAGGTAATGAAGGTAGACGTACTAGCATGGAAGTTGGCCCCGCTGCTAAACGCACGCCTATGGTTACTAAAGAGCAGCTTGCTGCATCTGGCCTTAGTTTGCGCGACTACCTGAACAAACAGCAAGGCTTGACCCGTCGCGGCGATTCTGCTCCATCTGCTTCACCTAGTAAAGCTACTACTCCTCCCGGATCATCATTGCCTCCTTCAAGGGCTTTAATGCCCAACAAAGAAGGTCAGCCGGGCGGATCGCTTCCTGTTAAACGTCCTCGCGGTCAAGGCACTGTGATGGAGCAAGGTCGTGGCGTAGATATGTATGGCAGTACACTTAGCGACATAAAAAATATGTTTAAAGGTACTCGTCGTGGCGGCAGTGAATATGCAAAGGGCGGAGCAGTCAAGAAGATGGCTTCTGGCGGTTCGGTAAGTTCTGCATCCAAGCGCGCTGATGGTATTGCTATACGCGGCAAGACAAAAGGCAGAATGTGCTAAGGAGCCATCATGGCTTTATATGATGATGTAACAGAATTTGCAACTCGTGGGGTAGACGCTGCGTTTCCAGCGCGGCGTATTGCGCGTTTGGCGGCTCTTGCAAAATCTGAAAATTCATTAAAATCTGCTAGAGGTGATGATCCAGAGGTTTTTAATAAAGCAATTCAAAAACAAAAAGAAAAAACAGTTAGAGCTAGAGATATTTGGGATGATTGGGAAGAAGCAATAAACTTAAAAGTATTTCCTGAGTATGCTAAAAAGAAAGCTGAAATTCATAAAAAATTAGAAGAAAATAGCCCTACTGGTAGTTGGCCTTTTAACCCTGAAGGTATGGATAAGCCAACTTCTACTTCGCAAGAAAAATCTTACGTTAGAGGTGGTTTAGTGAGTTCTGCATCTAAACGTGCTGACGGTATTGCCCAGCGCGGTAAGACCAAAGGCAAAATGTGTTAAGGAAAAATTATGAGCCGTCCATCGAAACAAGAAATTGAAAATATGCGTAAAGATGCAGCAGCATCTAAAGCAGAAATACCATACATGGAGTCTATGACTTCAACAGAAGAAGCTCCAGCAAGCGCGGTCGCTGGTCGTGGTTTTATAAATCCTAATGTAAAAAAAATGGCTAAAGGTGGTTCTGCATCTAGCCGTGCGGACGGAATTGCCCAGCGCGGCAAAACTCGTGGCGCTTTTATTGCCTGTGGCGGCGGGATGATGAAATGAGAGCCTCGCGGGGTATGGGAGCTATCTCCCCTTCCAAAATGCCAAAGGGTAAGAAAATGCCCCGCAAGGATGATACTGACTTCACGCAATACGCTGAAGGCGGAGAAGTATGGAATAAAGCTCGGCCTAAAAATTTAGGTGCGCCTAAAACCCTAAGCGCCAGTAAAAAAGCTAAAGCTAAAGCAATGGCTAAAGCTGCTGGTCGCCCTTACCCTAATCTCGTGGATAATATGAGGGCTGCAAAATGAATCACATGGAAAATTGCGCTATTCATAAAGATGGCCCATGCACTTGTGGAACAGAAGAAATTCTTGAAGAATTGTTGTTAGAAGAAATTCTTGAAGAGTTGGAGATTGAATAATGACTACTTCGGGAACTGCTAGTTTCAACCTTGACTTGAGCGAGATAGTCGAGGAAGCATTTGAACGTGCCGGTTCCGAATTACGCACGGGCTACGATTTACGTACCGCACGGCGTAGTCTTAATATCATGTTTGCTGACTGGGCAAATCGTGGCGTTAATATGTGGACGTTTGAGCAGGGGACTATTAATCTAGTTCCGGGACTAAACACTTATCCAATTCCTAACGACACAGTAGACCTGTTAGAGCATGTGATTCGTACCGGTTCTAACACGGCATCTACTCAAGCTGACCTTACTATTACTCGGATTAGTGTTAGCACCTACGCTACGATTCCCAACAAACTTCAGCAAGCCCGCCCAATTCAAATGTGGTTCCAGCGGCTTGACGGACAAACTACAGCATCTATTACTACACTTAGTGCAAGTATTTCAGCTACAGATACTACTATTTCTGTAACGTCTGTTGCCAGTTTGCCATCTACAGGTTATATATTGGTTGGCACAGAAACCATTTACTACGGGTACATATCAGGGAATGCCCTATATAACTGCGCCCGTGGACAGAACAATACCACTGCTGCGTCACATTCAACATTGGCTGCTGTAGCTATCCAAAACATTCCACGGATAACGCTTTGGCCTACACCAGACAACTCTACGACATACCAATTTGTTTACTGGCGTATGCGCCGTATTGATGACGCAGGTAACGGTGTAAACACAATGGATGTACCATTTAGATTTTTACCCTGCATGATTGCAGGACTGGCGTACTACGTAGCCCAAAAAGTACCGGGCGGCATGGATCGTCTGCCAATTCTTAAAACTCAATATGATGAAGCTTGGCAATTAGCCGCAGATGAAGATCGTGAGAAAGCGGCTATACGGTTTGTTCCAAGGCAGATGTTTATTGGGAATTCGTAATGCCTAATCGGTTTGCCTCTGGTAAAAAGGCGATTGCAGAATGTGATCGTTGCGGGCAACAATTCCTGCTAAAAAAGCTAAAAACAGAGATAATCAAGCAACGGAAATACGAATTGCTTGTTTGCCCTGAGTGCTGGGATCCTGACCAACCGCAGTTAATGCTTGGCACCTTCCCGGTTGAAGACCCTCAAGCACTGCGTAATCCAAGAAGAGACACAACGTATGTGACTTCGGGTAACAATGTAAATGGGTATCCTTCTGGTGGATCACGGGATATTCAATGGGGTTGGAACCCAGTCGGGGGAGCTAGGTCTTTTGATGCTGCGTTAACACCAAATTATTTGGTGTCATACGTACAAATTGGTACAGTAACAGTAACGGTTTCATAGGAGTGAATTATGGACACGAAGAAAGTAAAGCAGATCGCTGATACCGAGGCCAAGAAAATGGTCAAGGGTCACGAGAGCCGCATGCATGCCAAGGGCATGAAAAAAGGTGGCCCTACTACGGATGACTTTATGCGTCTTGGTCGTAATCTGGCCCGCGCAGCTAACCAGAAAACGAGGTAAATCATGGCCTATAGCATGAAGAAAATGGGTAAAGAAGTCGGCTCTGCTGCTGTCTATGCAAAGCCGCATACGATGGCTGGTAAAGCCATGAGCATTTCTACTAATCCCGGCAGAGAGCCCAATCGCAGCAAGCTAGACACCTATGATGTCAGCATTGGTGCTATCAGTAAATCTGCTGGTGACGAGCCCGTAAAAACTAGCGGCATCAAAATCCGTGGTACTGGCGCAGCTACCAAAGGCGTGATGGCACGAGGCCCGATGGCATGAACTACTCTGAGCTTGTAGTTGCGATTTCCGATTACACGGAGAACACCTTTCAAACGGTGGATGTAAACCTGTTTATTAAACAGGCAGAGCAGCGCATCTACAATTCAATGCAGTTTCCATCCATTCGAAAGAATGTGACGGGGACAATCACTGCCAACAATAAATACTTGGCGTGCCCAAGTGATTTTCTGGCCCCATACTCGTTGGCGGTAATTGACGCTACTGGGTCGTATGAGTACCTGTTGAACAAGGACGTTAACTTTATTCGTCAGGCATACCCACAGCCAACCGATACGGCTATTCCTAAGTACTACGCATTGTTTGGAACACAGAGCAACGATATTAACGAGCTTTCGTTTATTTTGGGGCCAACTCCTGATGCCACGTATAACGTAGAACTTCACTATTACTACTACCCGCAATCTATTGTTACTGCAAATACCACATGGCTGGGCGATAACTTTGATTCTGTACTGCTGTATGGCTCTTTAGTAGAAGCGTACACATACATGAAGGGTGAGCAGGATATGATGGCGTTGTACAACCAGAAGTACATGGAAGCAATAGTTTTGGCTAAACGCTTAGCAGATGGTATGGAGCGTCAAGATGCCTACCGCTCAGGTCAATTCCGGCAGAAGGTGACGTAATATGAGTATTGTTCAATCGGCAACTACAAGCTTCAAAGTTCAACTGTTTCAGGCAGTACATAACTTTGGGCCAACGTCACCCAACACTTTTAAGATAGCTCTGTACACCGCAGCCGCTAACATCAATACCACTACCACTGCTTACACTACAAGCGATGAAATTACAGGTACTGGGTATACCGCTGGCGGGAATACTTTAGTGATTTCAATATCGCCAACTTCAGGCACTAACAATAGCGGCATACCTACGGCATATATTTCGTTTAACAACACGAGTTGGACGAATGCTACGTTTACTTGCCGAGGAGCCTTAATCTATAACTCGACTGTTTCTGGTAACCCGTCTGTTGCTGTGCTGGACTTTGGTTCAGACAAAACTGTGAGCAATGACACGTTCCAAATCAGCTTCCCAACCCCAGACGCCAACAGCGCCATCGTGCGTATTTCTTAAGGATTCATCATGGAATACAGTTCAGCAAAAGATCAAGTTTCAGCCGGTCTTATTACAAACCCAGTAGCTGGCGATATGGTCGGTGCGGGCGGTGTATATACGGTTGAGTGTGTAGGCCCGGACGGGCAGGTTAAATGGACGGACTCCGCCCATAACCTAGTAGTCAACCAAGGTCTTGCCAACATGAATGCCGCGTACCTTGCTGGTAGCGCTCAAACGGTTACATGGTACATAGGTTTGGTTACTGGCCCCGGTTCAGGTACAACTTTTGCCGCTGGTGATACATTGGCATCCCATGCAGGTTGGACTGAAAACACAGCATATACCGGCAACCGCAAAACAGTAACGTTTGGTTCGGCTACTACTGCAAACCCATCTGTCATCAGCAACTCAGCCTCCCCTTCGTCTTTCATAATGAACGGCACGGCTACCATTGCCGGTGCTTTTTTGTGCAGCGTTGCTACGGGCACTTCGGGCGTCCTGTTCTCTGGAAGTGATTTTACTGGTGGTGACAAATCTGTTGCTTCTGGTGATACGTTAAACGTAACCTATACGTTCTCCCTGACCGCGACCTGATAGGGTATGTTCGGGGATGTAACCTTTGCACAAGCGCCATTTGCCTCCGCTGGGGGTAATGCGTTTGCGGTTGCTATTTCCGAATCAGGCTCTGCTGTTGACGAGAATGATGCGTTATTTACGGCAGGTGGGTTTATTGTTGAGGCAACTTCTGCCCTAGAGTCCCAATCTGCGCTTGTTACTTTTGTGGCGGCAAACATTGAATCCGCGTCTGGGGTAGATGTAACGGACACGCTTAACAATATATTTAACGTCACCGTAATTGACGCAGCAAGCGGGCTTGACGATATTTCTGCGGTGGGAACATACCCCGGCAGCATCACTGAAGCAGCGTCTATTGCAGATTCTGTGTCTTCGCTAGGCACATATCCCGGCGACATTGCTGAAACCGCAAGCGCACTTGAAACGGTTGTTGGCAACTTCATTGCGTCTTTGGATATTGCGGAGTCTGTATCCGGTATTGATGACTTAGCAGTCCAAGTTGCGTTTGTTGCGGCTATAGCAGAGGATGTTTCGGCGCTAGCAATTAGCACATCCCAAGTTGATTTTGTTGCGGCTATTGCAGAAGCAATCAGCGGGGTTGACGAAAACACGGTTGCGGCTATATTTGTAGCTTCAATTTCGGAGGTTTTGTCGGGGGTAGATACCACTGCTGGCGGGTTGTTAATTCCCGTATCCATTGCCGAGGGTGCTTCGGCTGTAGACTCCATAGCCACGCAGGTTATTTTTGCGGGCTCCATTGAAGAGTTTGTTTCCGGCGTGGATTCAAATTTTGCTATAAAGACAGTAAATGCTTACCCCACAGGCATACAGTTACTTGTTTCTATTGGCGGCGTTCTTGTCTGGGCGGTAATAGATGACAGCCAGAACGCAAACTGGCAAAATATCAGTAACGTGCAAACCGCAGGATGGCAAGATATAAGCAATGCGCAGACCCCCGGATGGCAAGTTATTGGCAATGTCCAGACTCCCGGATGGCAGAATATTGATGATGAGCAAGCACCCGGTTGGATTAACCTACCGTCGTAAGGATTCAAAATGGCTTTAGTACTCAAAGACAGAGTTAAACAAACCGCTGCGGCACCGGGTACAGGCACGATTACTCTGAGCGGCTCTGTCACAGGGTTCCAGTCTTTTTCCGCAGTAGGCAACGGTAACGTTACATACTTTGCTATTTATGACCCCATATCTGGCGATTGGGAAGTCAACTACGGTACTTACACATCCTCCGGTACAACGCTGACTCGTAACGCCTCACCACTATCCTCGTCTGCGGGCGG